GACACCAGTAATAACCTCAGTAACCACAGGAGGAGGTTCATTTGCTGTCCAAGTTCCAAGTGGTGGAACAATTACAACCGCTGGATCTAATAATACTTGGTATCATATTGCATTCACAAGACAATCGGGAACTTATCGTCTTTATAAGGATGGTGTTCAGACTCACTCTGGATCTTGGTCTGGAAGTCAGTCTTCTAGCAATGGTATTGCAATAGGAAACTATTACAATGGTGGTTATGGTTATAATGGTTATTTAGATGAATTAAGGGTGTCCAATATTAACAGGTATCCAAATGGCACAACCTTTACTCCTAATAGTGTCACCACTACCTCTGCCACAGGTACTGCAACATCAACTGCAAACACAGCATTGACTGCACCAACGACAGGTGACATAGTTTTGCTGATAGAAAATGCATCTGGTACAGCAACATTGAATACAGACTTAAAAGCATATGTATCTCGTAATGGTGGAACTGGTTGGGATCAAGCAACACTTGTAGACAAAGGAACATGGGGAACTAACAAAAAGATTTTGGTTGCAAACAATGTAGCATTTTCAAATAGTGCTTCTGGTACTGATATGCGTTATAAAATTGAATGGGCAAATCAGGCAGCAGGATCAAAGGTAACAAAAGTACACGCAACATCATTAGCATGGGCTTAATTTAACAATGGAGGTTTTATGGAACAGAATGAGTTTGATGAGAAAATAAAGTATGCACAAAGTATTATTAATATTTTACAAACAAGACTGAACGAAGCAATAGCACAGAATGTTCAGTTAGAAGCAACAGTAACACAATTAAAAGAAAAATTAGAAACACCAAAACAGGAACCGATAGATGGCGATAGTCCTAAAACCGAAGAAAAGTGAAACGGCATCAGCTGTTCCAACAACAAGTGATTTAGCTGTCGGTGAAATTTGTGTGAATGTTGCAGATCGAAAGATATACACTAGAAAATCAAACAATTCGATTGTTGTTGTTGGAAGTCATATTGAAACAGATGTTGGTGGAACATCAGTGGGTGGTGATGTTACTGGCACAGTTTCCAATATTCAAATAGCAACTAACACAGTTGGTATAACAGAATTGAATGTTAGTGATGGAAGTGCTGGTCAATATTTAACAACAAATGGTAGTGGTACATTATCATTTGCTACAGATAATACTAATGTATCAGGAACAGCAGTTGGTGGTGATATATCGGGAACTGTTGGTAATGCACAGATAGCAACTAACACAGTTGGCATAACAGAATTAAATGTTTCAGATGGAACAAATGGACAAATATTAAAAACAAACGGATCGGGTACTCTTAGTTTTACAGACTCAGGAGCAACAATACAACAAGCAACTTCAAAGGCTGTCACAATGGCAATCGCGTTAGGATAAAACTATGGCACTTACATCAAAGGCACTTTTAAAAGAATATTGTTTAAGACGATTGGGACATCCCGTTATTGAAATTAACGTGGATGAAGAACAATGTGATGACAGAGTAAGTGATGCACTTCAATACTTTGCTGAATATCATTTTGATGGAGTAGAGAAAGTTTTTCTTAAACATACGATAACAGCAGATGATATTACAAATGAATACATTGCTATGGCTGACCCTGTTATTAGTGTAATAAGAGTTTTGCCTATTCCAAACTTTAATGCATTTCAAACTGGTTTCTTTAATGAAGAATTTCAATTGCGTATTCAAGACTTGAATACATTTACTGGTTCTTCTTTAATCAACTGGCAGATGTCATTACAAAATTGGTCAATGGTAGATCATTTATTTACTGTTACACCCACTATTCATTTTAATAGAAAACAAAATAAATTATATTTAGAAACGAATTGGTCTGATAAATTTAGTGTTGGAGATATTCTTATTGTAGAAGCATATCGTATATTAGACCCTGATACATATACTGAAGTATATGATGATATGTTTTTAAAACAATATGCAACGACTTTAATTAAAAGACAATGGGGTGAAAATTTAAAGAAGTTTGAAGGAGTGCAACTTCCAGGTGGTGTTACACTCAATGGTAAAACAATCTATGATGAAGCTGTAGAAGAAATAAATAAGATAGAAGAACAAATGAGTTTAAGATGGGAACTTCCACCTACTGGACTTTTAGGCTAATGGCAACTAACTTATACTTTCAAAACACAACATCTCATGCTGAACAAGAGTTGGTAAACTCTTTGACAAGTGAGGTAATACAAATACATGGTATGGATGTATTTTATATACCTAGAACTTTAGTTAAAGAAGATGTGTTGCTTGGAGAAGATGTATTATCTAAGTTTTCTACTGCATACGAAATTGAAATGTATCTTAAAACAACTGAAACTTTTGGTGGTGAGGGAGATTTGGTTAGTAAGTTTGGTTTGGATGTTCGTGATGAAGTTATCTTTACAGTTCACAAAGATAGATTTGAACTTTCAACAGATATGGCAAAACCATTGGAAGGAGATTTAGTTTTCTTACCATTGAATAAAGGTCTTTTTGAAATTAAGTTTGTTGAACATGAACAACCATTTTATCAGGCTGGAAAAAATTATAGTTTTGATATTACTTGTGAGTTGTACCAGTATAGTGAGGAACAATTAGAAACTGGTATTGCTGATATAGATAATATTGAAAGAGAACAATCAGCGGCAATTGATTTGATTATGACTGCTGGTGGTAGTGGAACATTTTCTGTTGATGAATCAGTTTATCAAGGTGTAAGTCTTGCCAACGCAACTGGTAAAGGTATTGTTGTTAGTTGGAATGCCACAACAAGAACATTAAGAGTTAATGATACATCAGGAACTTTTGCAGCTTCAACTAATGTTACTGGTAATACAAGTAGTGCTGTTTGGTCACAAGCATCAGCTGCAGACTATCAAGCATTACCAACGACACCATTTGCTGACAATAAAGAATTTGAAACGGATGGTGATTCTATTCTTGATTTCTCAGAAGCCAATCCATTTGGAGATGTAACTTAATGTTTGGTAATTATTTTTATAATAAGAATATTAGAAATGTTGTTATTCTTTTTGGTACAGTATTTAATGATATTATTCTAAGACGAGTTACTTCTGCTGGTGTTACGCAAGAGGAGTTTAGAGTTCCTATAGCTTACGGTCCTGCTGAAAAGTTTCTTGTAAGATTAAGAGAAGCAACAGATATCAGTAAAGGTAAAGTAGGCCTTACATTACCACGAATGTCTTTTGAATTTACGGCCATTAATTATGATGCAACAAGAAAGTTAGTAACAACTAAACAATTTAAGAAAGCACACGCATCAGACTCTACCAAATTAATATCTATATATACTCCAACACCATATGATTTTGATTTTACTTTAAGTGTTATGGTTAAAAACTCTGATGATGGTACACAGATACTTGAACAGATTTTACCATACTTCTCTCCTGCCTATCAAGTAACGATGAATGAGATGAGTACTATGGGTATTAAAAGAGATATACCAATTATATTTACTGGGTTGTCTACTGAGGATAGTTACGAAGGAGATTTTTTAACAAGACGAGCTCTTATACATACATTGACATTTACTGTTAAAGCATTTCTTTACGGTCCTACATCAGATGTTGGAGTTATTAAAGAAGTTGATATTAATAAATACAATACAACTGCATCAACAACTAAGGTTAGTAATACTGATGTGAAACCAGACCCACTATCAGCAGATGCTGATGATGCATATGGATATACAACAACAAAAACGGATTATTATTGATGCACAATAAAGGAAAATTATATGAAACAGTCAACGGTTGAAAAACTAAATAAAGTAATAGATGTAACAGGTGACTTGATACCAGTTGAACGAGTTAAAAAAGAAAAAGCACCAGCAGTAGAAATCAATACAACAGACTTAACGGCTGACTATGATTTTTCAAGAGGACAGTACCATACTCTTATAGAGAAAGGTAATGAAGCTCTTGTAGAATTACTTGCTGTTGCAAAAGAATCTGAATCAGCAAGAGCTTATGAAGTAACTGCTCAACTGGTTAGAACTTTATCTGATACAACCAGAGAACTTTTAGAATTACAGAAAACAAAGAAAGAGATTGAGAAGGATGTTAAAGACCCACAAACTGTAAATAATTCTTTGTTCAAAGGAAGTACAAAAGAACTTCAAGACTTATTACAAGGTAAGAAAAAATAATGGGAGAAGATTCTTATTTAGGCAATAGACTATTAAAGCCAACTAATGTTAATCAACAATTTACTAAACATGAAGTT